TAAAAAGTTGTAACACTTACATTGTAACTAAAACAATCCCACATAACTAATTCATCAAGTGGTAATTCTTTTACTCCTGGTTTAGTACAAAAAGCTGATATAGGTGCTCTCCACCATAGACCCCCATCTTCCATTAAGAAATGAAACATAGGTACTCTATTTGGTATAGAACTAAAACCAAAGACTCCAACTTCAAAATATTTATCGTGTGAATCTTTTTGATCTCTAAGATAGTTACCTCTAACGTAACATTCTATTATTGGTATGTTTGCATTTAAATAAGCCACTATTTAATTTCACCCCAGTTAGCCCCCGACTCGTAATCCACTTTGTTAGGGACTTTTAATTCTACTGCAGATTCCATAATCTCTATTATGTTTTCTGCTTTTTCATTCGACTCCACTGAAATATCTACTTCATCGTGAATTTGAATGTGAGGTATTATACCATTTTCATATAGCGCTACCATAGATTTTTTTGTCATATCAGCCGCACTACCTTGTATTAATTTATTTAAAGCTTTGTATGTAAATGCACGCTTCAACGGTTCGTCATACTCTTTTCGTGCTTGCTCTAATGGTAATGGTTTAAACACACCAAACTGTACTGGCTGCCACAAATCAAAATGACACGCACGTCCTAGTAAAGTTCTAATCTTACCACGATCATTTGCTTTACGAGATACATTGTCCATCAATTGTTTTACAAATGGAGCCTTGGTATGGTATTGTCTAATTAGTTTTTCTGCAGAGTCTTTCATTAATCCTAGCTCTGCCATTAATTTATTTTTACCCATACCATACATTAAACCTAAGTTTATTGTTTTGGCTTGCTTACGTTCTATCCCTGCCATATCTGCAACAACCTGGTGAAAGTCTGCATCACCATCATTGTATGCATCTACAATTTCATCTACACCAGTTAAGTTTTGTAACTTTGCATAGTGCACTAATATTCTTGGTTCTTGTTGTGAGTAATCAAAAGATCCCCACGTAGTATTTTCTTCTGGAATAAATATAGATCTTATCATCGGTCCGAGTTCCGGATGCCTCGCTGGAATCTGCTGTAAGTTTGGATTCGACATTGAGAACCTACCAGTCACCGTTCCGCCTGCATCTGATCGTATTTGATTTATGTCGGCGTGTATTCTACCATTGACTGCGTGCTTAGTTATAGAATCTATAAAGGTACTATGTGCTTTATTTATTTCTCTAGCTTCAGCTATCGCTTGTGGTAATTCGTGTGGATGGTTTTGTAAAAAGTTTTTTGTAAAGCTTGGCTCTTTACTCTTTTCTGTTCTGTCGTATGGAAGTTTTAATTTGTCAAACGCTTTTGCGATGCTTCGGGCTGCCATAATTTCTATGTCAATTCCTGTTAAAGCTTTGATTTTACTAATAATTTTTCTCTCTTTGTGCATCAAAGATTTTTTAATATTACTCGCTTTCTCTAAATCAACTCTTACACCTTTGAATCTCATATCAACTAAACACGGAAATAGTTTTGTCTCAAGATTAAATACATCCCATAACTCTTGTTGATATAATTCTGTCTCTAATCTTTTCCAAAGTTTAAGTGTAGACTCTGCATCACGTTCTGCATACTGACCCACAAACATTGCAGGTAGTCGCCACATATCTTTCTTTGCATCAAGTCCATATTCTTTTGCTGCTGCTTGTAATATCGATTCATCTTTACCCATACCAATATAAAATTTTGATAACGTATTTAATTGATAAGACAATCTATTCTCATCAATTAAAGACGCTGCAATCATAGTGTCTACAATTTTACCTTTGACTATAAGACCTGCTGATCTTAACCAACAGATATCATACATAGCGTTGTGAAATATAAAGGTGCTTTCAGTTTGATTAAGTAATTCTTGTAGCCACGAAAATACTAGCTTTTTATCCATATTACCACCAGACTCGTGTTGTATAGGGAAATAGCCTGACCAGCCCTCTACGGCCACCGCAACGCCTGCAATGTGCCCTTTTCCAGTCACATTACCAGAGCCTAGCTCTATTAGATGAGGATCATTAGTCTCTAAATCTATTGCTATTTCTTTGGCCCCACGAAGATCTTTTAATTCTTCTGGCATTACCCATTCCGTTTCTGGTGTGAACAACGGTATCTGGGTGCTTCTCACGAATAGTCTCTTTCTAGGATCATTTCTAGGTAATGAATAGCTTTTCTCACGTCCTCTTCTTTCCCTTTTAAGTTGTGCCTACAGATATATTTTATAGCGTTACCTTCCGCAAAAAGCAACTTGTTTTCGTTTATAAAGTGTGCCGGCTGAATCTTCATATTTCGGTAGTGTTTTCCACCGACCTGTTTTTCTAACGAATCATACGTCATTCCTTTGAACATATCTTTGTTTGTCATAGTATGTAAGCCTTATCAAAGTCTCTTGGATCTAAGACGTGTAATTCACGCTTCGCTCTCGTCGCTCCAGTGTAGAATAATCTATGTAATTCATCTGGGTCATAACTAAATGTTTCAAGAGCTGCGTTTGTTATATCTTGCATCAATAAAACTTTGTCGGCTTCTCCTCCTTTCGCTCCGTGTATGGTTGACATTATTATACGAGGATTTTTATTTATCTTTTCTCCATTCGCCCTCATATTACGAATGTAGTTTTCAGTTATGGTATCTAATCCTTCAAAAGATTCGAACCAAACTTTATCAGTGATAAGGCCGTGTTGTTCTTTACATTCAGCCATAGTATATTTTTCTTCTGTCTTTAATGTTTTACCTTTTCTAAATCCTTCTAATACATTTGATCCTAGATATTCATATATGTTTTTTATTTCAATGTGATTTAACATTCCATCTTTACGCCACGCTTCCCAATTATGTAGAGCTAGTAATAGTTTTAAAGGTACAGAGTTAGTGCCACGGTATTGATAATACCAACCTTGTAGTTCACATAAATCTTTAGCATCATCTAAAAAATAATTAGCAGATGATAACACTAACCAATTACCTTCAGACATATCTACTTGTGTAATGTCAGAGTATCTTTTTAAGATACCGTGTTCCTCTCTTGGTTTATAATTCTTATCAAATCTATTTTGTACTTGACCAATAATTTTTTGTGATAGTTCGTGTATGGGTCCACCTGGTATTCTATAAGATTGATCTAATACTTTGATGTCATTGACTTCTGTTTTTAATGCAATGAAATGATCTACGTCTGCACCTGCCCATTTAAATATTGCTTGGTCATCATCACCGGCTATGTAAGTTTTTTCTGCGTTAGACCAAAGTCTTCTTACCATTTCCCATTGTAGTAAAGATAAGTCTTGTGCTTCATCTATAAATAATACTTTAAAACTACTGACAGATTCTTTTGCAATAAAATCTAAAAGTAAATCATTAAAATCTTTGAGTCCTTTTTCTTTTTTAAATCTCTTTAATTCTTCTGACAGAAGATATAAAGTATTGCGTTCAATATCTAAAATGTTTTGACGAGAATCATAATACTCTAATAGATCCATACGTTTGACTGCAGCTGTATTTATAATAGTAAGGTATTCATTATCAGAATTAAATGTACCATCACCTTCAGAAAATCTTGCAACCTTAATTGGTATGCCACACTTTTCACCAAACTCTTTGTAGTCTTCGTATCCCATCATTTTTTCTTTGGTCATACCTAGTTGTGCAAATGCATAAGAATGCAGAGTTCTAAAGTTACTTAAATCATTATCTATATCTAAAGTAAATTTAGCTGCAGCTCTATTTGCCGCCTCTGTTGCGGCTTTTTTAGTAAATGAAAAGTACCCAATTTGTTTAGGTCTTACTCCATCTTTTATAAATTCATCAACCAGGTTTAACAAAGTTGTTGTTTTGCCTGTTCCTGGTGGTCCTAATATTATTGTCTTCATATTTTTTTATTTTACGTTTAAGTATTCTGTTTTTAAGTTTAAGTTCATCATTCTCTTTTTGTAATTGTTCTATCTTTAAACGAAATCGAAGGTGCCAGTTAGGCCCCACATCCTTATCAAACATTAAAAGTTCTCTTCTTGGTATGGTATTTTAGATGTTGATGCCTCCGTTTGTTTCATTGTTTTTATTTTAATTAATCTTGGTTGTTGTTTCTTCACTCTAATTCTTGCTTCTTCTACAAATACTTCTAGTTGTTTTAATAAATTACCTGTTTGATTCTTATCTTTTTCCCAATGATTTCTTTTGCAAAAATTATAAAAGTCTTCCATTCTAAAATAAGTAAACTCTCTTTTCTCATCAGTAAAAGGTAGCTTGTTAAACACATCGTCAATTGTTCTTGCTGATTGTCTATTGGTTGTCCAGTCTTGTAACAATCCAGTTATTTCATTTACAGGGTCCAAAGATTCTAAAGGTTCTACTTCTTGTAAACCTGTCATCATAGGTTTTAAAAAATGTTGTTTCCAATCTTTTGGTTT